CCCGACAGACGAAGAGAGGGCCAGGAAAGATATCAAGAATTTTATTGCAAAGATAAATTACCGGAGAAAAAGAAAAGGACTTGGAAACATCAAGTACATATACGTGCTCGCATTTGATGGGTATGTGAGACCGCATTTCCACATTCTCATGACCGGAGACGGCATGGACAGAGACGAGCTGGAATCGCTCTGGAAGAAATGCGACAGACCAAATACACGAAGAATATCACCTGATGATGATTTTCTCATCACAGGTTTAGGAGAATATATATCAAGAAATCCACACGGTACTAAGCGGTGGGTGAGCTCAAGAAACCTAAAGAAGCCACCGGAGCCGACAAAGAGCTATAGCAAGTTCAAGAAGCGCCGTGTTGAGAGGATGGCCAAAGACCACACAGTATTAGAGACAGAACTCACTAAAGCATATCCGGGCTACAAGTTCCTGGATGCGGAGGTCAAGTACAACGGTATCAATGCAGCATTTTATATCTATGCTCGCATGGTTCGGAATTGAGGAGTGACAAATGACGAAGAAAGAATTAACAAGCGTATATTATATCAAAAAAGAAATCAAGATGTGGGAAGAACAACTGGAGCTGATTGAAAGCAAAGCAGAAGGAAAAGCAATGCAGATTACAGGCTTGCCATTCACTCCGGGCGCTGGAAGCAGTGACCCGATGGCAGACTTGGCAATTAAGGCTGTGAGTGTAAGAGAGCTGATTGAAGTCAAAAAGAAAAAGCTCAATCAGCAGCAGGACAGAATTATCTCGTGGATTATATCAATAGACGACACAGTCATTCGACAGATTATGTTGTATCGTCATGTCAGGTGCTATTCTTGGAACACAGTTGCACAGAAGATAGGCATTACAGCCGACAGTGCACGCAAGCAACATGACAGATATCTGCAGCAGTCTCAGAAAGAAAATAAATAAAGTTGTCCGTTTTGTCCGTTTAAGGTGTGATATAGTGTAAGCATAAAGGATTGGCAAAAGGGCTGGTCCTTTTTATTTTGGAATAATGACAGATACAGAAGCAAAGAGGTTTTATGACAGTAAGGCATGGCAAACTAAAAGAATAGAGATATTAAAGCGGGATCGCTTTGAGTGTCAGGACTGCAGGGCAAGAATCCAAAAGGCTGTGGCAGAAGGAAAATGG